CCGCAAAAGTCGTCCTCAGTGGAAAGCTGGCGTTTGGGTTGCATCGGCCACTGGTTCGGATTGAAACCGACCGGAGTCCGCCACCAGTTTTCTACCGCCGAGTCGTCGCCGAGGAAGGCAGCGGGAGTGCCGACGGGGCAAGTCAGGGAGGCACCCGTGAGCGCGGCGTCATCGTACGAGTTGAAGACCAGGGTCCAGGCGTCCCCAGAGTTCTGCTGGGGGGCGTGGTGGCCTAAGTGACTGTACATGTTGAGCCGCCGATCGAAGTACCCGGCTATGTACGAGTCGGGCACGCCGGCCATCCTGAGCATCCAGCAATTAAAATGGACGAACACGTGGTCGCAGCCGGAGTCCCACGAGGTGTAGTCGTTGGCCGTGACCTTACCGGATTTAAAGTGCTTCTGGTACCAAGCACGGTGCACCGTCATGGGCTGGTCGTTGACGTACGTTGTGTGACGTTGCCAGGTACGAGCCACACCGCGGAAGTAATACATCCAGAGCAGGTCCTCGAAGGTCCGACGCTTGGCCATCGGGGAAATGATCTGGCCCGGCTTGGCCTTGCCGTAGGTCGCGAGCTTCTTGACCGACTGGCCCTTAAGGAACAGGGCCAGGAACTTCTCGGGGTGGTCATCGGGCTCAACCTCGAGCGAGCGCTGAATCTCGGCGGCGGTCTTGCCCCCGGCCCAGGATTTCAGAGCCATGGCCCCGGCCTCCTCGAACCGCATCTGAGAAAAGGCCTTCTTCTTGACGTCGAAGAACTTCGCGAAGCCCTCCCGCAGCTGGTTAACCCTGAGGCGATCCGTGCCATTGAGCTTCCCGGAGTGGGGGCCGATCTTGATGCGCCGGTTGAGCGCCCAGTTGAACGTTGCGGGGTCGGTGCGCCGATGCTTCGGGATGCCCTCCGCGGCGTGCTCGTCGAACTGAGCCGTGGCGGGAAGAATACCATTGACCCTGTGCTCTCTCAGCTCGACGGGTGCGAGATCCTCATGTAGCAGGACCGGGTCGAACGGGACGTCCGGGGCAACGGGGTCGGGTGCGACGTCCACGGAGGGGTCGTGGCGGACAACACCGTCGTTTGCCACCGGGTAGTAGTGGCGCACCGCGTGCTGGACGAAATCCAGTCGGGGATCGGGGCCGGTACGGTCCGGGCGAATGGCGCTGAAGGCCGGGCGCGTGTCAGGGACCGGGTTCGTCGTCCGGTAGATTGCCTCGCGGGTCAGAAGGGGGTGCAGATCCAGGGCCATGAGCTCCTCCGATGGGCTAAGGGTCCACTCCGCGGTCCGGTGCTTAAGGCCAGCCACGTTGGGGAGTGGGGCGGCCAGGCCCAGTTGGCGGCAAGCGGCGGGTGACAGCGACCTAGCCAGGTGCGAATGCACAGCCCGGGCGATGATCTGGTCCGTGTCCGTGCGGTGGTCGATGTAGGCCGTGTTGTGGTGAGAAGCCACCGCCAGGATAGCCGACAGGATGCGGGATGCTCCGTAGGTCGGGGAGACGAGCAAAGGCGAGTTCACCGGGTCTTCCCCAATCTTGATGAAGATGTTCCCATTGCCGCGGCACAGGACGGGCCAGATGGCGCTGTCCGTAGCACTCGGGGTGAGACCCTCCGCATCAATACAGATGTCACCGTTGATATTGACCCCCTGCGCATCGGAGAACGCGGTAGCCTTAGCGTTACCCCGGTTCAGGGTCTCGACAAAGCGGGGGGAGGCGGCGAAGATGGGGATCCCAGCGGGGGCCTTACTCACGATGTAGATCGCACCGTGGGTGACCGTGTAACCCGGGGCGGGACGGGGCTCCGGAAAACCGAATGTGATCGTATTCTCCGTGGACAGGCGCTTCATCTCAGTCGCGTAATTCGCGCTGAGCCCGGATAACCATTCGACCGTGCTGGGTAAGTCGCGCGTAAGGGAGTCCGCCTCCGGGAAAGGGGGGCGCGCTTGTGCCGCGTCGAAGTTGATGACGACGCGCCGCAGACCGGGGTTCGTAAGGATAACGAGCTCCAGAAAGCCGGGCCAGAGGAGTCCAGCGTCGTCCAGGACCAGGGTCCCATTCGTGCACTCGTATAGCGGACAGGTGGCGCTTGGGAAGTTGCCCCCGCGCGCGCCCGGGATGAGGGGCGTGTAGTCGCGGATGGTCTGGGCCCGGAGCGCATTGTACCACGTGTGTATCCGCAGGGAGTGGGCGTCGGCCTCGCCACGTGCCACGAGCTGCCTTACTTGGTTGCGGGACTCGAAGGACTTCCCAGAGCCAGTGGCACCATTGAGTAAGACCCACTCAATGGGTCGCACGATCGGAAAGTCCAGGATAGCGTCTAGGGACTTGGCCACGGAGGCATTCGCGACCTCGGAGCTGTTGATGACCTTGGAGTGCTCCTTTAGGTCCTTGGCCAGGGCGCGGGCAGCATTAACTTCCGTGGCGTTAAGTGTCCGCACGAACCGTTCCGCCACGACAGGGACCCGGGGAAGGGGCTGGAAGGGCGCGTAGGGGGCGGGGCCAGCGTACTGGAAGCCATGGAGGGTTGATGTGGCGGCCGCCGCATTGACCTGGAAACCGGTGAACGCGTGGTAGGATTGCGCGAACCGCAGTGGGATGTTCATGACGGAGGCCATCTCCTGAGGGCTAACCGTGCGCGAGAGTGCGGTCACGTTGCCGGCGACATTCAGCCGTGGATCGATCGGGGGCATTAGGGCACCGGGAACGAACTCCGGTGGTGCCGCGAGAATGTGGGATCCGCCGTTCTCCGTGGTCCAGAGGAAGGTGCCGGTGGGCCAGCCGGGGTCCCCCGGGAACGTGTGCAATGCCGGTGTGCCGGGGTCGGCCTCGTACCGAATGCCGTTGCGGTTCGCCCGGTAGATAGAGCCGCCGACGCGGAAGTGGGCAAAGATCGCGGGAAGCAACTGCGGGGGCACCTCCCCAGCCATCAGCGCCGGCGTCCGGTTGGCCTGGGGCAGGAAGGCCATGTAGTTGGCCCAGGCCACGATCGGGTCCATCCCAAGAGTGACAGCAATGGTGTCCCAGACGCACATTCTGCGGACGTTGAGGCCGGCCATGAGCGGGGCCGCGGGTATTGGGTACCGCGAGACGAGCGTGAGGAACTCGGCGGCCGTGCCAAACTGCGAGGGTTGCACGCGGTACGGAAGGAAATCGTCAACGCCCT